GGGCCGCAGGGAGATTATCGAGATGCTCCGCCAGCGTTCGCGCCCCTACCTCTTCTCCAACTCGCTGCCCCCTGCCGTCGTCGGCGCCGGAATCGAAATGTTCCGCATGCTGGGCGAAAGCAACGAACTGCACGACCGTCTGGTGGCCAACGTGGAGCACTTCCGCGAAGGCATGATGGTCGCAGGTTTCGACATCAAACCCACGCAGTCGGCCATCTGCGCCGTGATGCTCTACGACGCCAAGCTGTCGCAGGACTTCGCCGCCCGGTTGCAGGACGAAGGGGTTTTCGTGACGGGCTTCTACTATCCGGTCGTGCCGAAGGGTCAGGCCCGCATCCGCGTGCAGGTCTCCGCAGGCCACACCATCGAACAGCTCGACCGCTGTATCGCCGCCTTCACGAAGGTCGGCAAAGAACTGAATGTCATCAAATAATCCTACTGTCATGGCTAAAACCGCATTGGACGCGATCGACCGCAAGATCCTCAAATACCTCATCAAGAATGCGCGCAT